CTATACCAGCTGTAATAAATAAATTTACACAAGCTAAACCTAATTTAGCTCTTAAAAATAAAATAGATGATTTAGATACACACTGGGTAGAAAGAAGTGCAAAAAATCCAAAATTAGAAATTAATAAAATTAAATCTCAAGAAAATGTAACTGAATTAAATACACAATATAAACAACCTATGCCATCTATAGGAGCTGCAGGTATAGGTATGATTAAAAAACAAAGTACTAAACAAATTATGGAAGGAGAAGGATTTGTTAAAAGTAACCTTAAATGGTTTGGTGAAGATGGCCCATGGACTCCTGTGTTTAGAGTTATCAAACAAAAAACTTCTTTAACTGCTAAAAACATGATGTCAGATTTATTAGATACTCCTTTGCTTAAACTTAAAAATACAAAACAATGGGGTTATGATGCTACAGGTAAATCTATAGAAACAGATATGAGAATGATGAGAGTTAAGGAAGTACAAGCTCACAATCTTATTAAAGAACAATATTTAAAATATGTTGCTAGAGAACAAGGTGCACAAAAAGTTCCAAGAACTACTATTGGTTCTATGGTTCATAATAGATTTAATAATGACTTTATGTCTATGAATGAATTTTCTAAACAAGTTACAATTGCTAGATTAAATAACATGTCGCATGATATTCAAGAAGTATCAGCTGCAGCAAGAATAAGTCAAGAATTTGTTTATGGTGATTTGTTTAAAAAAATTCAAGATCTTAAAATTAGAGAAATGCCAGTACAACAAGAGTTATTTTTTTGGCAAAGAGTTCTAAAAGATTTAGAAGCTAAACAAAGTGGCTCATATAGATATTGGTCTAAACAAGAAGACAAATGGATTACTGAACCTATTTCAAAAATTAAAGAACGAATAGATAAATTAACTAAAAGATTAGAAGATATACCTAAAGGTGGAGTAGATAATTACATTAATATAATTTACATTAAAAATGCAATAGAAAAAAATCCTGAATTATTTAAAAAAATTATTAGAGATGATAAAGCTAGAAAAGGAAAAATTATTAACGAAGCTCAACTTAATGAGTTAGTTAAAGATTTATCTAATCATTTTCCTTTTACAAGATTTGAAAAAACAAACTGGAAAGAAATTTCTAAATTAAGAGAAGAAACATTAGCTCGTCTTTATGCTATGCAAACAACTGGTCAAAAACCAGGAAGTAAATTATATGAAGAAGCTCTAGCAGAAATTAATGATAAAATATTAAAATTTAAAAAAGGTGGTAAAGAAGATTTAACTGAATTATTTACTAAATTATTAGGTAAAGAAACTGCTAATAAAACATTCCAAGAAGCATTAAAAGATCTTAATAGAGTTTTATTACAAGAAAAATATGTATTTCCACACCCAAGATATGCAAGAGCTAATAGAGCTAGAGAATTAAATTTAGATGAAGTAGCTCAAAAAGAATTGATAGATGGAGGATTTATTCTTTCTGATATTTTTGCTTTACAAAAAGCATACGCTAGACAAATGATTCCTGATATTCTTCTTACTCAAAAGTATGGTGATACTATGGGTATTGGTATGAAATATGTAGATGAAGCTACATCTATGACATACCCAGGTTTAATGAAAGTATTAGAAGAATATAAATCTGCAATATTTAAAGCTAACTCTCAAAAAGAAAAAGTTAGACTTACAAATGAAATGTATAAAACATTAGATGATTTAGAAGCTAGTATTGAATTAATTAGAGGTACTTATGGTTTACCTTCAGATCCTCATGCTTGGACTTCAGTAGGAATGAGAACAGCAAAACATTATAACGCATTAACTATGCTTACAGGTTTTATGGCAGCAATGCCTGACCTTGCTAGAATTATTATGACCTCTGGTATTCAAAGAGGATTTAAAACTCAATTTGAAGTATTAGGAAATTATCTTGGTCAAAGAACAATTTACAAAATGGGTAAAGAAGAAGCTCAAGCAGCAGGTGAAGCATTAGATATGGTAACAGGTGCTAGAGCAATGTTATTTGCTGATGTTGGAGATATGTTTGGTTTATCTTCTAAACTAGAAGGTGGTATGGGAAAATTATCTTCTTTTAATTTTATGTATGTTAACCTTATGTCTAGATGGACAGAGTTTGCAAAATCATTGGCTTCGGTAACTATCGGCTCAAGAATATTACAAGACTCTGTTAAATGGAGTAAAGGAACATTAGGTGATAAATGGAAAACAGCATTAGCTTCTGCTGGTATTGATGAAGGAATTGCAAAAAGAATTGCTATACAAGCAGAAAAACATGGGGAAAAAACTAAACATAATTTTATGGCAAATACAGCAAAATGGGATGATGACATTGCAAGAGATGCTTTTCAAGCAGCGTTAAACAAAGATATAAATATTACAATTGTAACGCCAGGTTTAGGAGATACTCCTAAATTTATGAGTACAGAGTGGGGATCTACTCTTACTCAATTTAAAAAATTTGCAATGGCAGCAACTCAAAGAATGTTAATGAGAGGTATG